ACCGCCGAATTCGACCATTATTCTAACAGGTTCTCAGTCGGTCGATTTCGGTTTTCTTGCGATCACAATCGCCGCAACTTTCCGCGAACAGGTGGCGTAAATGGCTGTATTTTATTCTCAGTCCTTCGCAACAGCCATCGCTCAGACGCTTCGCACGATAATGGCGAACGGTGGCAAGCTGCGAATTTACAGCGGTGTACGTCCGACAACACCTGACGATCCGGTAAACCCGGCAAACTTGCTTGTCGAATTCGATATTCCGGCACCGGCATATAACGCCCCGATGTTCGACGCGGTTTTGAACAGGATTGTCATGCAAGGCGCGGCGGTTGCTGAAGCGATTGCCACGGGTGCGGGGTTCGCAGCATGGGGAAGGCTTTCGGATAGTCTTGACGCCCCTGTGATCGACGGGAACGCCGGAAATCTCACTTCGGATGCGATGTTCAAGATTTCGTCAACAAATATTCTAGCGGGTTCAACAATCGCGCTGTCAGCGAATACGTTCATCCAGCCGAAAGCCTGACCATGGCGCAAGGGTTTGAAATTGTCCCGGTCAACGGCGCGAATGCGATTGTCATAACACCTAACTCCCAAATCCAGTTTTCGCCCTCTGGAAAATTTCTTTGGCTCACCTGTGGGCTTACGACAGCGGGCCGAAACTGGCTTGGTCTTTGGGACGGTGACAGTTACGAAAATGTTGCCGGGATTCCTAATCTTTCATCTGTCGCATTCACGCCTGATGAAACGCGCGTGCTGACGCTGGACGTTCCCGGCACGACGCTGCAATTGCGCCCGATAAGTGCCGCTGGCGTTTTGGGTAATCCTGTCGGAACGCTAGTTATCGCTGAAGCTGACGCCGTTTATTCGGTCGGCGGTGAATTCTATTGCGCAGTGAAGCGCTTGAGCGGAGCGCCCGCCCGATGCGACGTTATCAGGGTGAACGGCAATGCCGTGACACTCGTTCAGTCGTTCGATTACACCGGCAATCGCATTTGGGACGCCGATGTTTCGGGCGGAACGATCTATCTGACGACATATAACACGACGGATTTAGGGCAGGTTCACAAGATCGTCGTGGCGGCGGATGGATCGACGACCCTTTCAGTCCTGAAAGACGTTCCGAACGGTTCGCTGTTACGCGTTTCCGTGAGCTCGAAAAATACCCGATTTCACAAGGGTTCGTTTACTGTCGAAGCGAACCGGCTCGGCACTGTCGAACCTTTCGAATTCACGGGCGGGAATTTTAACGGAAAAGTTGGCAAATATTCCGCATATATTTTCGACGATACTGTTCTTCAGATTATTCTTGACGACGGAAAAAGGCTAAATCTGGACGCCGAAACGCTGGAAATTCGCTCGGATATCTCGAATCTGACCGTTTCTCAGACAGGTGACGTGATCGGTTCACTGAAGGTGTTTTCCCGCGCACCGAACGGGCGTTTCGCGTGGATTCGTTCAAAGGGTTCATCATCGACGGTGCCGCCTGTTACGGTGATTGACGAGGAAAACCCGCCTGTAGATGCGAACGCCGCAATCGTCGGGCTTATGGGTGATCTGTCCGTTTCCGCTGATATTCAGCCGTTCATTTCTGCGTTTGCCGTCGGGCCGATGGGTGACGCGGTCATGTCGAGTGATTCGCGCGATGCTGACTTGTTCGCGCTCGCGCCCATGGGTGACGCGGTTCTGAAATTCCAGTCATATGAAACAAGAGTTGAAATTATTGGCATCATGGCAACTCTCGATATACAAGCGAATAACAATCTGCTGGTCAACGGCCTTGCCGTCGCGCCGATGGGTGACGCATTCGCTTTTATTTCCAAGCCGGGTGTGTGTAAGTCACCGCGCTAACTTGCGTATGTGAAAAATCATAGTTAATTTGCGACCAAAGAAACCGGAGATTCTGCAAATGGCAATCAAGTATTCTACCGCTGTCGCGCTTGCCGCGTGCAACGCAATTGTTGACCGTCTGGACGCTGGCGGCACTATCGAAATTTACGACGGTGTACAACCGGCAACGGCTGACACTGCCGTTACGAACCAAAATCTTCTTGTAACGTTTCAGGTTCCCGCACCGGGTTTCGGCCCCGCCACGGACGTTGCCGGTCAGACATATGTCGAAGCGACTGGCGCGGCCATCGAATCCGCTGATCCTGTCGCGGGCGGCACGGCGACATGGGCACGCGTGAAGGACAACGGCGGCGCTGTCGTTTTCGACGGTAACGTCGGTAATGCGGCTTCCACAGCTTACGCCCGCATGTCTTCGACGGCCGTCACCGTCGGTGTCGGCATCAGCGTTCTTTCGCACACTTTCCGTCAGCCAAAACAGTAAATAAATCCTCCCGATAATTTACTGAGGGCGTGTCATGTGTCGAGCGTGACACGCCATTTTTAATTACAGGCTATGGAGCGCTTGACGTGGCTGGCGAATTCGCAAAAATTCCCGTAAATCTGAGCGCTTTTCTTGCGTCACCGACAAGCATCGCTATTTCGCGTCGGTCTAACGTGCTTGCAGTCACGATCCCGGTCACAAGCGGCGTCATGGTTCAGGCGTTCAGAATTACCGACGCGGGACTGACGCCGATCACGATCAACGGTCAGCTTACGGCGGCGCGCGGTTCCGTCTCGGTTTCGCCTGACGGAACTTTCATTCTGGTCGGCAACACCGCCGTTAACCAGAGTCGCTTTCAAATCTGGAAGTACAACACAGCAACACAGCAATACGATTCGTTTCTTGCGGGTGATACTGACGCAAGCCGGTTCACGAGTGATTTCGATTGGCTTGACGATACACGTTTCGTTCGTTCGCTTACGTATCAATCCGGTTCGACATATCGCGGCGGCGTGGAAGTCTTCAGGATCGACGCGGCTGCGGCACCTATGCTTTTCCAGCGCCTTGATACGTCTTATCGTGGCGCGACAGTGCGCGTTTCGCCCGATAAGAAGAATTTCGTTCACGGTTCTTACGGCGGTGTGAACATCACCGATAATTATTATTGGGACGGCGCGAACGGTATTTCGTATGTCGGGCGTTCTTCGGCAACGGGTGCCGCACGCGTCAATGAATACCTCACGAATTCGCTTATGTTGACAGGGCGTTCCGGTGCTTCACCGGGCGTCAGAACAAAGAATATTCTCAATCCTTCAGGGCCGAACGCGACGGTTGACACGGCGACACAGGTTCAGGATTTCCAGTCCGTTTATGTCGAAAATATTCGTCGTTTGCCCGACTCGAACTTTCTCATTCACAACGTTTCGACAACGTTTTATCATGACGCTGCTGACGGCAACGGCTATGTGCAAACGACATTGCCTTCCGGGCTCGAACAGCTTTCATCACAGTTCAACTGGTCATATTTCAGCGAAAGCAACTTTATTGCCGCATACAGCACTTCGGCAAAAGACGTGCGCGTTTACAAGTTCACACCGGGGCTCGAAAAGGTAACTTTCCTTCAGGCCGGGCCGATGGGTGACGCCTTTGCGGGGCTCGAAATCAATAGGACCGCAAATCTGTTCGCGCTCGGCACCATGGGTGACGCGTTCGTTACGACGTTCGAACCTCAGGTCATTCGCGCGCTTGCGGTCGGGCCGATGGGTGACGCGGCATTCAACACAGTCGGGCAGCATTTCATCAATCTGGCAATCGCGCCGATGGGTGACGCATGGGCATGGATTCCGAACGAGAATATGACGCTGGTCGATACCGGGCCGATGGGTGACGCGTTCGCCACGACACAGGAATTCACCGGCATTGATGCGCTCGCAATCGCTCCTATGGGTGACGGGCTCATTACGTTTTCGCCGCAATGGCAGTTCCTTGAAGCCGTCGGGCCGATGGGTGACGCATCGTTTGATATCCCGAATGTCTATGTCAACGCGCTAGACGCAACCGGGCCGATGGGTGACGCGACATTCGATATCCCGAACGTCTATTTCCGGTCCCTGTTCGCGCTCGGTCCCATGGGTGACGCGACCGCACGTTTCGAGAAATTCCCGACGGTTGAAGCCGTGGCAGTCGCGCCAATGGGTGACGCGTTCGTTTCGATCCGTCTGAACGGAACGCGTTTTGTTGATATCGGCCCCATGGGTGACGCATCGTTCGATATCCCGAACGTTTATGTCGAAGCTCTTGACGCGCTCGGTCCGATGGGCGAAGCGACTGTCGATATTGAAGTTCCGAAAACGGGAATTCTTGAAGCAACTGGCCCTATGGGTGACGCGTCTATTGGTCTTCAGGATATTGATTATACGTGCCGTCGCCGCTCAATGATGATTATTCAGGTGTTCTAAATGGCTAAACAACTTGTCAGATACGCGATGAATCCTGAGGTTCCCAGCCTCAATAACTTCTTTGGCATCGCCATTTCACCGAATAGTCGAATGGTTATCATGTATAACCGTAACAGCGGGATCGCAATGGCGGTCTGGCTGCGCGATGCGAATAACGTCTATCAACAGATAACCGGGCAACCGTTCATCGAAAGTAACGGGATGGCGGAATTCACCGCCGATGGCCAGTATCTTATCACGTCTTCAGCGAACACGGCGCGCCGTGTTCAGGTCTGGTCGGTGAATTACACGACCGGGCTTATGACACTCGTGAACAGCATCACGTCAACCGTTCTGCCTATCCAGTCCGACGGAACGCTGATCCGTTTGAGCGGTGATTATTTCGTGACGTGGCTTGGTTTCAATGCTGCCGGTACGATGTATGTTCTGAAGCTGGACCGCACGACAAGCCCGGTTTCGGTTGTTCAGGTCGCGTCGTTTCCTGTCACCGACGTCAATCTTGCATTTGACGGTCAGGCGGCAGTGATCCCCGGCAAAAACGCGCTTGTCGTCGGTCGGCGCTTGGATTCGACAGGCAATCGAAATATCGCGATCATGAAGTTCGACCCGACAGCCGGGACGCTCACACAAACCGCCGCTGCATCATCCGGTACGGCTGTTTCGACGTCCGGTTATGCTGTTTCGGATGACGGTCTTCATTACATCATGCAAGGGGCAACAACCGCCGCGAATGCCAGACATGGTGCGATTGCTGCGGACCTTTCGAGCATTACCGCCGTTGCGTTCCCGACAGCGTTCGCGGGCCTTACGCGAACACCCGTGTTCCTCCTGAACAACTCGATTTCATTCTATGGTGCTGTTTCGGGCACTCAGCCGCTTGACAAATACATTAAATGGACACCGGCTTACGTTCCGTCTGACAATGACGGTGAAGTGTTGCCCGCGACGCCGCAACCCGCATTGTCCTTTTCGAACCGCGATCAAAAAACCCAAGTACAAAAAGCGCTTGAGTTCCCGAACATTTTTGCTGTTCGCCATGCCAGCACGTCCGACACGACCTTGCCGGGTGTCTCGGTCTATCGCGCGATTGTCGAGAACACGCAACTCAACCTTCTCGCAACCGGCCCGATGGGTGACGCCTTTGCCGCGATGCAGCGCCACGAGACGACCAACTTTGTCGATAGTGGCCCCATGGGTGACGCGTTCGCAAGTGTCGAGCCGTTCAGGACAGCCGATCTTTACGCAATTGGCCCCATGGGTGACGCGTTTGTTCGCGCGTCAGATCAAAGCATCGTCGCGTTCGACACAGGGCCGATGGGTGACGCGTTCGCTCAGGTATTGGTTGACGACAGTGTGAACATGATTGCCGTCGGTCCCATGGGTGACGCGCTGTCAATCGTTCAGGTGAACGACGAATATTCGTTTGTCGGTATCGGACCGATTGCCGACGCCTTTGCGACCTTCAGCGATGAACGCGTTTCGTTTGAAGCGCTCGGCCCGATGGGCGATGCTTTCACACGGCTGAGCGACGAACGCCTGACATTTGCCGGGCTCGGTCCGATGGGTGACGCATGGGCGAACGCCACGGTTCACGATAGCGCCGATCTGTTCGCAACCGCGCCAATGGGTGACGCGTTCTTTGAAACAAAGGAAGAGGTTATTGATTCGTTGCTGTTTGCAACCGGCCCTATGGGTGACGCGCTTGCAACGACGACCAATTCGTTCCTGAAAGGTGTCGCGCTCGGTCCTATGGGTGACGCCGGTATTGGTCTTTCGAGTATTCCACGCGGTTGCCGCCGCCGTTCAATGATGGTGCTAAATGTCCTATAGAAGCGCGAAACGACTTTATAATCGGATGGGTGTTCTTGCCGAATTCTTCGACAAATGGATGACATGGGGTGCGTCATTCCTTGGTATGTGCGGGGAAGGAAAACAAAACAATTGGTCAATCCTTTTTGCACGCATTTTTTACACGGAATGCCCGTGCTGCAATTTTTACCGTGGCGTGACGGTCGGTGCCGTGTTAACGCTTTTTTTAACAATACCGTTGTTCTTTTTTCTGTGATAAATGCCCGCCCCAAACCGAGAAAACGAAGCACGCCTTAGTTGGTTTTATCTTCGGGAAAACCTGAAATACGATATGTTTTCAGGTGTGTTCTCGTGGCGAATAAAAGGTGCGGGGCGGTATCGACCTGTTGGGACAATCACAAAGAAAGGATATGTGCGGATATCGCTGCGAATTGCCGGTAAAGCGTGCAACTTTCTCGGTCATAGACTGGCGTGGTTTTACACGTTCGGATATTGGCCGTCAGATTTGCTTGACCATAAAAACGGAATGAAAAGTTTCAATTCGATCTTCAATCTAAGGGATGCTTCTAATTCGCAAAATCAAATTAATCGCGGTTTAAGATCGCATAATACGAGCGGGCGAACAGGTGTGTCATTCAATAGGCAGGTCGGCTTGTGGTATGCCTGTGCGGCGGTTAATGGGAAAAGAATTCTGCATAACTATTACGCAACCGAAGAGCTTGCCATTGCCGCTCGTAAAGAAGCCGTGTTAAGCTTTAAGGAATTCGTTCACTCTTCTGAAAGGAAATAGTCATGTGTGGTTGCGGTAAAGGCCGTATCAAAACAGGCAGTGCGCCGACAGTGCGCGTCGCTTCAAAGCCGATTTCGAATTCGGCTCGTGTAATCCGTTCGTCAACGATCAAGCCGCGCACGAAAATCTGACATGCAACTAAATTGGGGCGCGGCCTATGCCGATCTGTTCAAACCCGCTGAGAACAAATGCTTCAAAGGCGGTCGCGGCTCGCAAAAATCACACTGCATCGCAGAATATGCGGTGCTTAGATCGAACCGACGGCGCGAACGTGTCGTCGGTGCCCGTCAGTTTCAGAAGTCCGTAAAGGACAGTTCCAAGGCGCTTATCGAACAGAAGATTATCGACCTTGGGATGAAGTATGATTTCGAAGTCACGAAGACCGAAATCAGATCGCGAAACACTGGATCACTGTTCACTTTCATTGGTATCGAAAGAAACCCTGATAGCGTTCGTTCGCTTGAAGGCTGCACGATCTGTTGGGTTGAGGAAGCCCGCAATATCTCGCAAGTTTCCATGAACACGCTCATGCCCACGGTGCGTGCCGAAGGTGCGGAAATCATCTGGTCATGGAACCCCGTGGACAAGCGCGATCCGATTGAAAAATACTTTTGCGGAAAGACATTGCCGCCCGCGACGATCCTGAAACACACGACGTACCGAGACAACCCGTATTTCCACAATACCCGCCTTCCAAATCAAATGCAGCACATGAAGGAAACGAACTTCAAGCTGTATAAACACGTATGGGAAGGCGAGTATGAGGACGGCGGAAACGCTCGCATTTTCACGAACTATGTCGTCGAACACATACCGCCACAGCGCGTTTCGCATCTTCGCCCGCAGTTCGGTATGGACTTCGGATCGAACCAAGACCCGAACGTTTTGTTGCGCATTTTCTGCGAAGAACATTCCAAGACAATCTTTGTCACGCACGAACGCTATTTGCCGTCATCCGTTGAAACATGGATGGAGCATATCAGCGACGTCCCTGACGTGAAGCGAATCACCGCTTGTGCCGATTCAGCTTGGCCGCAATCTATCGCGACCATGAATAATAACGGTTACAAGGTGAACCCTGCCAAAAAAGGGCCGGGCAGTGTGCTTGACGGCATCAAATGGCTTCAGGGTTACAGGATCGTAATCGACCCTTCCTGTGCACATTTCGCAAATGAAGCCCGTTTGTATAGCTGGGAAGTTGACCCGTATGACCCGGAACAGATATTGAATGTTCCATGCGACACAGATAACCATTGCTGGGACGCGTTGCGATATGGAACGGAACAGAACCGCTTGCTTGGCGGTGTGTCAGTGAGGAAGCTGAAATGAAAATGCCTTTTATGAATCGGAAGGCCATTGTCAGCAACGCCCCGGCATCCGAAAGCCCTGTTCGTGTTTTCGTCTCCCGCATGCTGAAGGGTACGAAGCGCGGTATAGCGACCGTTGAAAACATCGTGGCGGCGAAAAAGGCGCTTGAACACCCGATCATTTTTCGCGCACTAAACAAAGTTGGTTTGACGGTCCAATCCGTCAATTGGTATGTCACCGAAAACCCCGACGCGAAAGCGGCTGAGACTTCAGGAACCAAGCGTCAGCGCGATTCACTGCAAAAGGTGCTGAACAACCCGAACGCCAATATGAGCGGCGCTCAGCTTCGGTATTTCGCTGCGCTGTCGTGGGCCTGTTTCGGCAAGATGGCCTTCAAAGTCTCGGTCATGAGCGACGGCACCGTTGCCGGTATTTTCCCGCTCGGTATTGAATTTCTGCGCGCCGAATTTGACAATTACGGGCAGGTAAATACCTTCGAATACGGTCTGACACAACCGAAGATGAAAATCCCTTCTCTGTTCTCGGCAAAAAAGAACGATAAAGGACAGCCGACGGAAAGCTTCGCGTTCCTGATCACTAAGCCGTCGCTGAGCGGCGCGCTCGATATGGAAAAGCACAATACCCCGCTTCAGTCAGTCGGGCTTCCGAAGGCTGTTTATGATGCGCTCATGACGCGCGCCCTTGATACCGCGAATGGTGCCCCGAATTCGACATGGCTTGTCACTGCTGACCGCGATCTTGACAAGGATCAAGCGGACGCTGTGAAGGACGGCATTGAAGACACGAAACCCGGTGAAGATGAATCGGGAGGTGTGATCTTTATTGCGGGAACGAACGTCAAGGTTCAGGAACTGAAAAACGACCTGAGCGACATTCACAGTAAGGTGCCAGCGGATGACATGATTCGTCAGATGTTCGGTGCGTTCGGCATTCCCCTTGCGCTGGCGAATATCGGTGGCGCGGATGGCGGAAAATTTGCTAATAACTATGACGAATCACGCAAGGCTTTTTTCGAAGACACGATTGAACCTGAATACCTGTCGCCAATCGAAGAAGGTTTTACACAAGCTTTGTGTGTGCCGGGATATGTAATCAAGTTTGATCGTGATAACATTCCCGCATTGCGTAAGTCGCGCGCCGAAACCGCTGGTCTTTGGGATAAAGTCATGTTCCTTGACGAAGACGAAAAGCGCGAGGCGGCGGGATGGCCTAAACGGACGAAACCGAAATCAACACCGACGGAGACGACAACAAATGACTGATTTCGCGACCAAGAAGGCCGAACGCGAAAAAGAAATCAATCACGACGTTGACCTGATTTTCACGGCGGCAACGCCTGACGAAATCAAGGCTATCGGTGAAAACCTTCCTGAAGGCTATATTGCGGGCTGGGCATCGACACCCGACCTTGATCGCGGAAACGATATCGTAAAGACAGGTGCGTTTGACGAATCCATTCGCACGCGCGGCCTTCAGGGACCGAAGAGCGTCAAGCTCTTGCTCAACCACGAGCGCGACAAGGGCGCGGGCGAAATCATCCGTCTCGAAACGCGTAACGGTCGGCTGTGGATGGAAGCGCAGCTTAATCTTGAAATCACATACGTTAAGGATGCATACCTAGCCGCAAAATCGGCTGGGGGTTATTCTTTTTCTGTGGGTTTCCGTCGCCTTGATTGGGCATGGCGCGTTGACGAAGAACGCGATGAAGAGTATCTCGAAATTATCAAAGCGGACCTGTGGGAAGTCTCTGTCGTTCCGTTCCCGATGAACGAAGAATGCGTAATGACTTTTATCAAGTCCGACAGCGAAATCGAAACCCTTGGTGACTTCGAAAGATTTCTCATCGCCAAGGGTTACGCGAAGTCTCGAAACATGGCGCGCGATCTGACACAGGTTGTCAAGAGAACGTCTCATTTGTTTCAGCCTAAACCGCCCCGGCTGGCGGATAATGACGTTAAGAGCATCACAGGGAAACTGGATGCTCTGAAGTCAAAAATGGCACAGGTTGCCAAATCCTGATTTGACAAGGTGTCATAATGCCTAACAAGGAATCCGAACTGAACGGCCTTGAGGACGTTCACAAGTCCATTGACGAGCTTTCCGATCTGGTTACAAAAAGCTCGAAATCGCTGGAAGACCAGTACACCGAAATGCGTACTCGCTTTGATGGCGAAAAAGCTACTTCCGCCGAACTGGCAAAACAGGTTGCCGACGCAACCGCCGAATACGCCAAGGGTGCGGCTCAGCTTCAGTTTTTCAACGAAGAACTGGCGTCTATCAAAGCGCGCCTGGATTCGCCAATCATGCGTTCTCAGTCCGAATTGGACGATCATGACCGCAAGACGGCAATTGCAATCCAGAAGTCGGCCTTTGAATACAAGGGCGGCGACCCGCTGAAATTCGAAGCTGACGAAGACAACCTCGTGAACCTGAAGCATTACCGCTCAGCCGTTCGCAAGATGCTGACAGTCGGCATTGATTCCAAGGCGAAGGTTCTTTCGAGCCTGACAGCCGAAGAAACAAAGGCGTTCGAAGCGTCTTCGCTCGGCCCGGCATTCTTCACCCCTCAGGCGCTCGCGCTTGAAGTTGACTGTAACATCGAATGCTCTTCGCTGCTGGACCTTTACGGCTCTATCGAAGTTAGCCGTTCGAACTTCACCTTCATGAAGATCGTCGATTATGGTCAGCTTGGCGAATACACCTGTGACGCCAACTGTGACGCGGAATTCGGTGAACCCGGCAACATTCGTCACCTTGAAGGCAAGACGTATGACTTCCGTGGCGTCTTCTGCTTCAATCGCAAGAACCTTCAGGAAGCGAATTACGACTTTCTGACGTTCATGATCAACGCCGCGCAGCGCTCGCATCGTCTGAACCGCAATCGCGCGCTCATGGTCGGTGACGGCGTGAACGAGCCTAAAGGATGGCTGACCGAAGGTTGCTTCGGCAAGCAAAGCACGCCACAGCGCGACAACGGTGACAGCACGTCTTCGCCGTCCTTCACACATCAGGATTGGCGGCGTTTTGCAATGTCGTTCCCTGTCGAGTACGGTGAAACGACTGCTGTCATGCATCAGAACGTTCTTGGTTATCTTGCCGCCATGGTGGACAACAATGGACGTTTCCAGTTCGGTGACGGCCTTCTGACGTTCGATCCGAACACAGTTCGCGAGCGCATCCGCATTTCGAACTGCCTTCCTGATCCGACGGAAGATAACACGCTTGGCGGTTATGGTCAGGACGCGTTCGTTTCTGGCGCTTTCATCGCCGCTCAGGCAGCGTGGAAGACGGCATATTACGCGGTCGATAAGCGCCCGATGTTCTTCGAACAGTATGAAGGCGGTTCTTCGGCATGGTGCGTCAAGTACCAATTCGGCGCGGAAGACGGCGGCTTTACCGGCTGCTGCAATCATGGCCGAATCCTTCAGGTCGGTTAACGTCAACTAGGGTTCCGGCACTTTCACAAGTGCCGGTTTCTTCCCTTTCAATTCGAGGAAACCAAAATGCAGTTCAACGTTGGCGTTGACTTTCCTTCTTTCATCGCATGGGACGGCACCGCGTCGTTTCCGGTGAAGATCGACGGCTTCAATCATTACGGCTTCACCGCGAAGACAATCGCGGAGCTTGACGCCGATACACAGTTCAATATTTTCTATCACGAGCCATCGACAGGCGATCCGTGCGTTCCCGGCCCTGCAATTGCCGTCCCGGCTGTTGCGTTCTGCGAAGGTGAAATCACACCTAACGGCCTGTCGTCGGTAATCTTGCCCGAAGGCACGCCGCCTGATCAGTTTTGCGCGTTTACCGTGCCTTGCCGCAACGGTCAGTGGATTTCCATTGCCCCGGCAACGGCTGGCGAAGGTGAAGACGTTCAGATTACCGTCACGATGAAAGGCGCAATGCGCTAAACGTCATGCGGACAGTGGTGCAACATAAAACCAACATTCGGGCCGGTGATCTGGCCCGAATTTATATTCGGCTCAAGAATGAGCGGACACGCGCCCGTGTGTTCATCTATTCGCGATATAATGGCCGGGGCGATTTCGCCCCCCACACTGACGAAACGCTAAACGACATGCTGAAAAACGGA